ACGAAGCACCAAAAACAAAGAGAACACGCAGAACTGCTACGGTAACAGAATCTACCATTAAACCTGCATTTTTGCAAGAGGTTGTAGAACCAGAAAATCAAATTCCAGAGGACGACGCTGAGTAAATATGCGCGAGTTTATTGGTAGAAAAGGTTTCACTTGGTTTGTTGGAGTTATAGAGGACAGAAATGATCCTGTAAAACTTGGACGACTGCGTGTACGATGCTTTGGTTGGCATACTGAAGATAAGGGACAGATTCCAACGGATAAACTTCCTTGGGCGATGCCGATGAATAGCATTAACTCAGCACAAACTAATAACATTGGAATATCACCGACAGGATTAGTTGAGGGTGCTTGGGTTATAGGATTCTTTTTAGATGGTGATCGTGCGCAAGAACCTGTTGTTATGGGAACACTTGCTACTATCCCTTCCGAGTTAGCAAATACTCAGGAAGGATTCTATGATCCTAACGGAAAGTATCCGCAGGTGGTTGACGAACCTGACGTAAACCGTCTATCAAGAAACGACATCGATAAACCTCATGCCGTACTTGCCAGTAAAGAAATCGGAAGAACAACAAATGTTACAACTGCTACTGGTGGAACTTGGAGTGAACCTGCTTCAGCATACAAGGCAACGTATCCTTACAATCATGTAAAGGAAACTGAATCAGGGCACATTAAAGAGTTTGATGATACTTCAGGCAGTGAACGCATACACGAGTATCATAAGAGTGGTACATTTTATGAGGTACAACCTGATGGGACCAAAGTAACACGTGTAGTTGGAGAAAACTATACGATTGTTGCGAAGGGAAATGATGTAAACATAAAGGGCAACTGTAATCTAACGATTGATCAGAACTGCACAACCTACATCAAAGGCAATTGGGATATAAAGGTAGACGGAAATAAAACAGAAACTGTTCAAGGAACGGTAACTGAAACTTTTGCAAAAACACAAAAAACTACTGCTGGTGGTGATATTACCATTGTCGGTGGACCAAATATTAATCTAAACCCATAAACGATTATGCCAGCAATTACAAGAGTTGGATTAGATACTCATATAGGACATGCAAGTCCTACTCCTAATCCATTCCACAAAACATCATATGCAACTGGTTCACCTAATGTATTCGTAAATGGTGCTGCTGCAGTTCGTATTGGTGATCTAACTTCTTGTGGCGATCCAGCGGTGGGTGGTAGTTCTACAGTCATTATAAATGGTATTGGTGTACATAGACTAGGTGATGCGACAGGTGGTCACCAAAGTTGGGTTCCGAATGCATCTGCTTCAGGATCACCTAATACTTTTGCTGGTGGGTAGTATAAATAGATTAAACTAATTGTTCTCTCTTTAAAGGGGACATCCTTATTATAACGCGAAGGCGAATTGAAGTCAAGGATTTTTTATGAATATTCATGATTCTATAGTAAATTTATTTGAAACATACACTTTTGAAAGTGAGAAGTTTGCTAGTGGTAATAAATCAGCAGGAACACGTGCTCGAAAGGCACTTGCTGAGATAGCAAAACTTTGTAAAGAACGTAGAGCAGAAATACAAAATTTAAAAAACGGATAGATAAATGGCAGAACCAAAGGCAGCTTTCTTCAGCGATATTGCACTGGGATTCAACGCACATCCAGTTACTGGAAATCTCCAACGCAAAACCGATGATGAAGCAATCAAACAATCAGTAAAGTCTTTGGTTTTGACAGATTTTTTTGAAAGACCATTTAAACCCAATATTGGTTGCTCAATAAGATACCTGTTGTTTGAGTTATTTACACCTGCAACTAAACAAATGATGGAAAATGCGATTGGCGAGGTCATAGAAAACTATGAACCACGTGTGTTGTTGCAAACAGTAAACGTAAAAGAAGATCAAGATCGTAATCGTTTAGAAGCGACTATTATCTTCCGAATAAAGAACAGACCAAACGAACCGATTAATTTAAGCATTATTCTAGAAAGAGTAAGGTAATGGCTACCGCAAATACATATCTTAAGGTAACTGAAGTAGATTTTGATCAAATACGAACAAATCTAAAAACGTATCTAAGCACACAAGATCAATTTCAAGACTACAACTTTGAGGGTTCCGCCATGGCAACTCTCTTAGATGTTCTTGCATACAATACTCATTACAATGCATTTTATTTGAATATGCTTGCTAATGAAATGTTCTTAGATACCGCACAACAAAGAGACTCGGTTGTATCACGTGCTAAAGAGATTGGATATACACCAACCTCAGCAATTGGCGCACAAGCAAATGTAGCACTGACATTTACTGGAATTGCCAATAATATTTCTCAATTTACCATCCCAAGAAATGCAAGTTTCACGACAACAGTTGATGATGTAAGTTACACCTACATTGTTCCTGAGGCAAAAACAGTATATAAATCAAGCGGAAACTGGGCAACATCAGTTATTATTAAAGAAGGCACACCACTTACTCACCGATTCACTGTAAGTAATGTTACTCCTGAAAGATATATTATACCAAATGCTAATGTTGACACATCAAGCATTAAAGTTACAGTGCAAGAATCTGCAGCAGACACAACTACTACTGAATATACAAGGGCAACTAATACAAATCAAATTGGTGCTACTTCTGCTGTTTATTTCCTTGAAGAAGCAGCAGATCAAAAATACGAAATTGTTTTTAGTCCAGGAACTTTAGGCAAACCAGTTAAAAATGGAAACATAGTTATAATTGAATATTTGGTTTGTAATGCTGCGGATACCAATGGCGCAAAGACATTTACCATAGATAATTTAAATTTAGGTGTGTCCTATACTTCTTCATCTGTAACAACCAATCGTGCTTCTTCTGGCGGTAAAACCCAAGAATCTGTTGATTCTATTAAGTTTAATGCACCAAGAAACTTTCAAACACAAAACCGTGCAATTATCGAAAACGACTACGAACGAATTATTATCGGAGAAAACTCTGATATATCATCGGTAATTGCTTATGGGGGTGAGAAAGCAGATCCTGCAGTTTATGGTAAAGTTTATGTTGCAGTTAAACCAGTTTCATCATTGTTTTCTACAATAAACAGAAAGGCAAAGTTAAAAGCATCAATTGCTGATAGAACTCCTTTGGGTATTGATACAGTTATTATTGACCCAACCTATACATATTTGATACCAACTATCACAAGTTTTTATAATTCTACAACTACAACAGCAACACGTGCCCAAGTAGAAGCAGCAATATCTACTGCTATTACAAATTTCTCATCTAACAATCTTGAAAAATTTGATAAGAAATTTAGGTTTTCTAGATTCGTTAGATCTTTAGATAATATTACGACTGGGAATATATTGAATACTGATGCATCTATTGTTATGCAAAGAAGACTAGTACCTTTGGTGAACGTTGCTCAAAGTATAACAATTTTGTTTAATAATCCAATTAAAATTTCAACAGTTTCTTCTTCACAGTTTTCTTTCGGAGGATTTAACTGTTTCTTCGATGACAACGGATCTGGATTGATTAGAATATTTCGATATAGCTCAGGTACAAAGGTTGTTGTAAAGGCAAATGCAGGAACTATAAATTATACAACTGGTAAGGTTATTTTAAATGATTTTGCGCCAACAACATATGTTGACGATCAACTTAAATTTAATGTAACTCCAGAAAAATTAGATGTGATACCAGTGAGAGATCAAATACTGTTAATGAATGCTGCAGACGCACAAATAACCACAGTGGGCGAGTACGAGTAATGGCTGTTACAGATAAGATTTCAAAACTGGTTCAAAATCAGTTTCCTGATTTCTATAAAGAAGATGGCGCAAATTTCCTCCAGTTTATGGAGGCATATTATGCGTGGATGGAAACTACAGGTCAGATGACTGACGCTATTCGGAATCTAGAATCTTATCGAGAAATTAGCACAACCACCAACACCTTTATAGATTATTTCACAAATACATTTCTTCCTAATGTTCCAAGAGAAATGTCTGCTGATAAAAAGTTGGCAGTTAAGTATGCAAAATACTTTAACCAATCACGTGGAACATTTGAAGCATATAAACTTTTATTCCGTGCAGTATATGGCGAGGACATTGCACTTAATCTACCTGCTGATCAAATCTTAAAAGTTTCTGATGGCGACTGGAGAATAGATCGTTACCTCGTATCAAAATATGATGATGCTACATATGCTTTAATTGATAAAACAATTGTTGGTGTTGAATCTGGCGCAACTGCTATCGTTGAAGATGTAATTCGCAGAACAATTCGTGGTAAAGATATTATGCAGATTCTTTTGTCTAATATCGTTGGTTCGTTTTATAATCTAGAACCGATTAGATTAGAAACTGATACTAATGGAACAGGGCATGTTCCAATTATAGAATCTGGTATTAATAAAATAACACTTTCTTCTGGTGGCGGACAATACGCAAAGGGAGATGTCGTATCAATTGTCTCTAAAGACATTGGAGAATTTGGTAAAGTTATTGTCACCAACACAGTTGATTTGAACGGTGTATTAACTTTTAGCATATCTGATGGTGGTTCGGGTTATCGTGCTTCGACAGTAGATCCTGGTTCTGACATCGTTATTGCTGGTGGAGATGGAACTGGAGCATCATTTACCATAGAACCAGATGATATTGATAACACCTTTCCAGTCTTTTTAAGATTAAACGATAATATTATTGGAGATAGAACTTTATTTGCAACAAATGCTCCAAGAATAACAAACGTTGATGGTAAGTTGCGAAGAATGGAAACATTCGCCAACACTATCATTTGCGCACCAAGATATGGATTTCCAGAAACAGCTGCAGCGGTTGCATTTCAAGACTACCATGAATATGCTGGAGCAATATTGCGTGTCGCTAACACCGCAGAAATATCAGTTGGAGACGATCTTTTTGGAAACACCTCGTTAGCAAATGCTGTTGTTACTTCAATTGTAAGTGCATCAGCAGGCGATTCATATTTTAAAGTTAGCGCATACAAAAAGTTTAGTGCAAGCGAACCACTACATTTAGGTTCTAATGGTGGCGCAAATGTAGGAAGTGTAACAGCATTTACAGCAAATACTTTTGGAAATCATGTTTTAAATATTGCAAACACCTATAATATTGTTTTAGGTGACGAGTTAGTTGGTGCATCTTCTAATGCATTTGGAACTGTGACCGAAGTTATTGCTTCTGCCGCATCAAATACTTATGTTAGATTAAGTGCTAATGCAACGTCAAACTTATCAACTCAATTTTCTAGTGGTCCAATTAGAGAGTTTGCTAATAACGAAAATATACGCAAGGTTGGTTCTGTAACAGTAGTTGGAACTTCTAAAAATAGAACATCAAATGTAGAAACTGAAGATGTTCACACTAGATTAGTTGATAGTCTTGTGTTTGCTACAACTTCAGTTGGCAGTGTAATTTCTCTTTCTAGTGTTAATGGTGGAACAGGATATAGTACAACCCCAACAGTTAGAGTATTTGACCCTGATGTAACTAATCTTGAGATTAGAGATTATTACATAACGCTGCAAAGTGATGATCAAAACTGGGGAACAGGGAACTCATTCTTCACAACTTTAAGTGCAGCAGATAGATTAGTACAAACTTCAACAGGTGCTTCTGGATATGTTGTTGCTTCTGCAAACACAGGAACCCCAATCGTTGCATCTCAATATTCTAATGGAACATACGAGACTTCTATAAGAGTTTGGCAGGATGTTAGACAAGCAAACTTTACTGCGTTTGCTAATAACGCATCTATAAATCTTGAGACATACTTAGGTTCATATATCCAAGGAACTCCTTCACCAGATACAAGAACTAAAACTAACGATGGAACTGCAACAGTTGTAAGTATCAGAACAGAGGGAATTTTAGGAAATAATGCAATAATTACGAATTCTATTGGTGCTAATGGTTCTATTACTGGGTTGCGTGTTTTAGATTCTGGATTCTCTTATAAAGATAATGAATCAATTACACTTGCTTCTAGTGGAAGAAACTTAGCATTTGCAGCACAAGGTGCATTGTCATTACGGGGTGCAGCAAACTCAGAAGGATACTATGCTTCTTCAAGAAGTCACATTTCTAGTACACGTGGTATTCTTCAAGATGGAAGATACTATCAAGAATACTCATATGAAATTATTTCGCCGATTGCGTTGCAACGATATCGTGACATTGCTCTTGAGTTAACGCACCCATCAGGCCAGGCATTATTTGGTAAATTCTCATTGCAATCTAATGTGTACCTTGATGTTGTAACTGCAGTTGGAAGTAAGAAAAGACTCAAGGCAAATGGAACGATTTCGATTACGCAGAACAGTAGAAACATTACTGGTACTGGAACATCTTTAACTGGCAACTACGCTAACAGTGGTGAAATAATTGTTGAATATTCACCAAGATCCTTCTATACTTTACGACTAAATAAAGTATCGAACACTACTTTTGCAAACACAACTATCGCTTGGTCTAATACTAGCATTTCTTCTGCTAACATATATTATACTAGCACAAGTAGTAGTGCAAACATTTATTATCAGGTAAGCTAATGGCATCTTACAGATACGCAACTAAAGAATTATCTATCACGAATGCAAAGGCATTCGTGCGTAATGCTACAATGGTAGCAGGCACTGCCTCAGATGAAGACGGCAGAAATACAAAAAACTCTATCATACTCTATGTTGGAGTAGGTAGAACGGAAAATTGGCCTGCTGAACCAAATCCATCTGTACCTGAAGATAACGATCAATATCTCAGATATCAAACACACCGTAATATGTTTGGTGCGAAAAAGGTTAGAGCGTCAGACATCAGTCATGTTACAGATCGACACGACTGGACTTCAGGAACTGTGTATTCGATGTACCGTGACACAGATACTGATATGTATGAAAGAAAGTGGTATGTTCTAACCGAAGACAATAATGTGTATGTTTGTTTGTACAACAACAAAGGTGTTGCTTCTAGGATTAAACCAACGGGATTTTCTACTGTAGCACTTTCTACTTCTGATGGATATCGATGGAAATATATGTATACCATCGATCTAGCTGATGCAAATAAATTCTTAACGACTTCATATATGCCTGTCAAGACTCTTTCTAGTAGTGATGGATCTACAGAGGAAAATCGTCAACTCGCAGTTCAAAACGCTGCAGTAAATGGAGCGATTGAGGTTGTTGAAACTGTAACTGTCGGATCAGGTTATCCATATGTTGCAAACGGAGCAGTGACTGCTGGTGGTAAATTTACACTAAGACTTTCTAGTGGTACTGCAACAGGTGCTTCTGCTATTGATAACTTTTACAATGGTTCTTCAATTTATATTTCTGATGGAACTGGAGCAGGACAGCTGCGCAGGGTTATAGATTATGATGGATCTTCAAGAACACTAACTGTTAATACTGCCTTCTCAACTGTTTGCAATACTGACTCTCGTGTAGTTGTTTCTCCGACACTTACTATTATTGGTGACGGAGCAGGCGCAAAGGGTTACTGTACTGTTAATACACAAATCAATTCAGTTGAAGCAATAACAATGGTTAACAGAGGAAGTAAATATACTACTGCCATCGGATTAATCAGTTCTAACGCAGTACATGGTTCAGGCGCAACTGCTAATGTTATTATCTCTACTATTGGTGGACACGGAAGTGATCCAATTAGAGAACTGGCAGCAGACAAAATTATGTTGAATGTTCAGTTAGACAACAACATGGGAACTTCTGTGACAGGCGCAGGATATACTCCTTCAAATACAGAGTTTAGAATTATCAGCATTATGAAAGATCCTATGCTGAAAGTTAATTCTAATAATGTTGTTATTGCAACAGAAGTTATAGCAAACACTTCTAACTCACCGTTGTACTTGAGAACTTCTACTAAAATGAAATTCTCATATGATCAAATGGATGGTAGCACACCAATTAATCCATTAGCGGTTAATGATGTGTTAACAAACAAACGTGTTTTCAACAGAGCAAAAAATGGAACATTAGAATTCGTAACTGCACTTGGATCAGTTGAGAGAGAAAATAATGCTCTTGTAAATGCACTTAGAGCAGCGAATGCAACCATAACATATATTCGTGATGCTGAGGATGAATCTGATAATTCGATCTATTCAGTGTATATAAATAATGTTGAAAGTTATGCAAACTATCCCGCTTTTCAAGATAATGATACAATTTTGAAGAGCACAAGTGAAACAGAAATAGGTACGGTTCTTGATGTTCAAGGACCAGAAGCAAACACTTATTCTGGTGAAATACTTTATGTGGAAAATATTCAACCAACACTTAGAGACCCAGATCAAATTGAAGATATTAAAATCATTTTAGATTTTTAAAGGTATAGCAAATGTCAGATATTGAAACCAATCTTAATCAAAGTCCATATTACGACGATTTCGACGAGGATAAAAACTTCCATCGAGTATTGTTTCGGCCAGGATATGCTGTTCAGGCACGCGAACTTACTCAACTTCAAACAATGCTACAAAAGCAAATTGGAAGATTGGGAAATGAGATTTTTTTAGATGGGGCGATTGTAAAGAACGCATCTTTAGGAGTTAAGAGGGTTGATTATGTTAAGTTGAGAGACAAAGATGCAAATAATCGTGTTATTTTGATTGGGGATTTCTTTTCTGGCGGGAAAATTGCTAATGCAATTGTAACTGGGACAACAACAGGAGTTACTGCACAACTACTTTCTGCTACAACTGGTTCTGAGGATAATGCTCCAAATTACATGACAATTCATGTAAACTATACAAACTCTGGTTCTAACAACACTGTAAAGGGATTTTCAAATAATGAAACCCTTATAGTTCGTAGTGCTTCCAGCAACTCATTTATAGTTGCAGCAAATACTATAACAACTGGAGCAACAGGACTTGGAATGAAAGTCAACATACGTGATGGACTTATATACCATAAAGAAAATATAATCAAATTAAAACCACAAAGTTTAATTTTAAGCAAATATAGTGTGACACCAAATGCATATATTGGACTCACTACAACAGAAACTATCGTAGATTCTAATGACGACCAATCACTATTAGACAATGCTTCTGGGTCATCTAATTATACTGCTCCTGGTGCAAATAGATTAAAAATAACACCAACATTAACTGTTAAACCATTTGGATTTGCTAACACTGCATCTTTTTTCCGCATTGCTGAAGTTGTTAATGGTATAATTAAATTAAAACCATTAGACAGACAACTGTCAACGGTTGGTAAATTTGTTGCTGAAAGAGTATATGATGCAAGTGGTAACTTTGCAGTTACTCCATTTAACATTCGAGTTCGTGAACATTTAAATAAAACCAATTCTTTGGGAAGACTAAGTGTTGCACAAGGCGGAAATGGAAATAAATTAATTGCTGAGGTTGAACCAGCAATTGCTTATGTCAATGGAGAAAGAATTAAATTAAATGTAACTGAGATTTTAGAATTAGACAAAGCAACAGACTTTGACACCGAAAACGCTGTTGTTATTGGACAGCAATATGGTCATTATGTAAACGCAAAAGAAGTCGTTGGTACTTGGGACTTCCAAGGTCTGAGAACAGTTTCTTTGCGTGATACTAGACAGCACGGTATTTCTGGCGAGAACTTAGGTGCCCAAGCAGTAAGTGGTGTAGAAATTGGTACTGCACGTGTTCGTGGTGTTGAGTGGGACTCAGGCACAGCAGGGACATATAATGCAAAATTTAGAATATATTTGTTTGATATTCAAATGAACAGTGGTAAGTCATTTTCTTCTGTTCGTGGTCTTTATGTCAACAATGTTTCTGGACCAAAGTCTATGGCAGATATTGTTTTGGAGACAAATGGAACTGCCAAGATACAAGAGCCAGGTCTTAACTCTCTTGTTTTCCCAACAGGTTTGAAGGCAATCAAGCAATACACAGATTCGACTGGAACTAATGATACACAATTTGTTTATCGTACAGAAAAGACTGTTAACTTTGCAACGAATGGTACTGCTACTGTAACTGCTAACACTGCGCACGCTGGTGGCGCGGAATCTATGAACGAAACTGGTTCTCCACTAACAAATACAGAGGAAAGAAATCTTATTGTAGTTGCTCGTGAGACTGTTTCTACTCAACCACATACTGGTACAGTGACGCAGTCAGGTAACACAGTTACTGGTGTTGGCACATCATTTACTACGCAGTATCAAGTTGGCGATTTTATTAAGATTGGTTCCAACAACCCAATGCGCATTACTAGTATTACAAACGGCACAACAATTAAAACTGCTAATACACAAACTGTTGCTGGTGCTTCTGCGCACTCTACAACATTCCCAATAGGTTACATCTTTGATCTATCAGGAAATGGTCAGATTACATCAACATCAAGTTCACATACGATTAACTTGCAGCAGGCAAATCTTGCTTCAACTTTCTCTGCTTCTGTTTACTTTAATCGTTTGCGTAGTTCTGCTGTTCCTGCATCTAAGACAGTTAATAAAGATAAATTTGTTCATATTAATACTGGTTCTCACAGCGCAAGTAAAGATGGCCCTTGGCCACTCGGTGTATCAGATGCATTTAAGATTGTTGCAGTCTATAAGGGATCAAACACTGGAGTAACTTCTGCTGACACTGATGTAACAACTAATTTTGAACTTGATAGTGGTATGAAGGATGGATTCTACGATACTTCATATCTAAAGAAAAAGGCAACCAGTACATTAAATATCACAAATGCTGGATTGCTTGTTAAGTTTAACTACTTTGGTCGTGATCGTTCTGCTGGTATCGGTTTCTTAAATGTAGATTCCTATCCAATTGATGATGTCAATACGGCAAATACAACTGCTATTACTACTCAAGAAATACCACTATTTACTTCACCTACAAGTGGAATTACAAGAGATTTAAGAGATAGCGTTGATTTTAGACCTATTAAGAGCTCAACGGTAACGCCATCTGCTAATGCAGTTGCAACACAAACACCAAGCATTACTAATCCAACCGCTTCAACTGTATATAACATTGACAGCGATGGATCACACATGCCAACACCAAACGAAAACTTCCAAGCAGATATTCAATATTACTTGCCAAGAAGAGATAGAATTATACTTAATCAAACTGGAAGTGTGACAGTTGTTAGAGGTGTTCCAGATTTATCTCCACAAACTCCTCCAACATCTGTTCCGTCAATGTCACTTGGAACATTACAGATACCTCCATATCCATCACTTGCTCCATACTATGCTGAGCAATTCGGAAGAACAGATTATCAAGTTACGTTAACATTAGATAATAATAGAAGATACACAATGGCAGATCTTCGTGCTGTTGATAGTCGTGTAAAGAGTTTAGAATATTATTCTTCTTTAAACTTGCTAGAAAATAGTACTTTACAAAAGCAAAACTTTAATAATACAACTTCAACTGATAGATTTAAAAATGGTTTCTTTGTTGACAATTTTACAGATCTAAAGTTTGCAGACACAAAAAATCCATACTTAAAAGTTGCTATCGACAAAGACGAAGGTGTTTTGCGACCTCCATATCGACAGCATACCATTCAGATAGATCCAGCGGTAGTTGATACTGCGCAACAAAATTCTACAAATTTTACAAAAACTGGAGATGTTCTAAGTTTAAGTTATACTAATAGAGAATTGCACAGTCAACCTTATGCAACTAAGAAAAGAAATTGTGTTCAAGAGTTGTTGTTTAATTGGGAGGGAGAAATTAAACTTGATCCTCCTATGGATAATATAGGTGATATAACAACTCTTCCAGAACTTCAGGTTGATTTTGATGGAGTTTATGAGGGAATTTTAGAAACTCTTAGATTCCAAGGAATTGATCCAAGTAGAGTTGAGTTTGGTAATTGGAGAACAACAAGTAGTAGAAGATCTGGTAGGGTTATAACAAATAACCAACAGAGAACAAGAACTAGAACTACTTTAGGTGCGATAACCGAAGAAATATCTTTAGGAAATTCAGTAAACTCTGTTTCCATGCGAGAATTTATGAGATCTAGAGTTATTAGGTTTACTGGTTTTGGAATGAGACCTAATACAACTGTATATCCATTCTTTGATTTAGAATTTGTTGGAGAGTATGTAACAGCAACTAATTCAAGTTTTATTCCTATTGTTGCAAATAGAGCAGGACAAAGACCTTTGGTTACAGATAACACTGGAACAGTTTATGGGTTATTTAGAATTCCAAATGATAATAACTTAAAATTCCGTCAAGGAACCAAGAGATTCTTGCTGCATGATGTTAGAAATATGGAAACTGAATCTGATTTAATTACTACTTCAGCGCATGCAGATTATACTAGTATTGCTTTAGATGTTGTTGAACAAGAGCGTACAATTAATATGCAGTTGCCTCAAATATTCCAAGCAACAGCAGTCGAGCAAAGACAAACAAGAGTAATTCTTCCACCACCTCCTCCTCCAAGACCAGTTTGGAGAGCACCAAATTTTGCAGCATGTTTTGTTGCTGGAACTCAGGTGCGTATGGCAGATGGTTCTGATAAAAATATCGAGGATGTTCAAATTGGAGAACAAGTTCTTGGTCAGGACAATGCAGTAAATAAGGTTTTAGGGTTTGACCATAATCCTTTAAAAGGAGGATCACTAATCGGGATCAATGGTAATGGTGCATTTATGACTAAAGACCATCCGTTGATGACACGTGATGGTTGGAAAGCATTTGACTCTGAACTTGTTAAACAAACCAAAGCAGAAATTGCACACTTAATGATGAATGGTAATCTTCAAATCGGAGATGAGATATTAACTGTTGATGGTTCTTGGGTGGAAATTACTTCTTTGGAAATTTTCTTAGACGAACCAGAGCAAACTGTCTACAACTTTGTGTTGGATGGAAATAACACATACTTTGCAGACGGAATGTTGGCGCACAATAGAAGTTGTTTTGTAGAAAATACTGAAGTTACTCTTTCTGACGGATCAAAGAAAAAGATACAAGATGTTGAAATTGGCGAAACTCTTATTGGTCAAGATGGAAAGTTAAATAAAGTTCTTGAATATGACCATCCTATGTTAGATGGAAGACAACTAATTGGTCTTAATGGCAACGGTGCGTTTATGACACCAGAGCATCCTCTTTATACACAAGATGGGTGGAAGTCATATCGTCTATCAGATACGATAGAAGCATATCCTCATCTGGAAGACATTATGGTTGGAGAACTTCAGGTTGGAGATAAAATTCAAACTGAATCTGGCGATTGGATGGAAATTAACAGTATAGAAGTTTTTGATAACGAACCAGATCAAAGAGTTTACAACTTTATCTTAGATGGAAACAATACATACTATGCAGATGGATTACTAGCACACAATAGAGATCCTCTTGCGCAATCTTTTGACATAATGCCAGATGTTATAGCAGATGGAGTTTACATAACAAAGGTTGATTTATATTTTGCTAAGAAAGATAGGAGTTTGCCTATTACTTTGCAAATTAGGGAAATGGAAAATGGATTCCCAACACAAAAAGTTATTGCTGAAAAGACTCTTTATCCAGCTAATATTAATGTATCATCTACTGCTGCTGTTGCAACAACGTTTACTTTTGACAATTTAGTCTTTATGAATTCAAGTAAAGATTATTGTCTAACTCCCGTTCCTGCTGGATACAATGATCAGTATCAACTTTGGGTTGCAGAAATGGGTGGAAATGATGTTCTACGACCAAATACAAAGGTAACAGAGCAAACAGCAGTAGGAATATTATTTGCATCTTCTAATGATATGACTTGGACTCAATTCCAAGATGAAGATATGAAATATACCATTTATTGTGCTAAATTTAGTAACAGTGGAACAGTTTATCTGGAAAATGATGATATAGAATATCTGACAGTAGATAATTTAGATAGTAATTTCCAAGTTGGCGAAACTGTAGTTGCTGAGTCTGTATTGACTTTTGCTAATAATCAAACTGTTAGTGTTGGCAATATTATTAAATCTAAGCATGCTGCAAATAATGACCCTTCTACTCATGCCGCATATGCAAACGGTGTGATTAGAGAAATTGTAACATCTGGTTCAGGTAGTGTCACTGTAAAGGTTGATCCTTTTGGAACATTCTCTACAACTGCTGCAAGCAATACTAATAACTTGTATGTTGGTGCAACTTGGGTTGGTAATACCAGCGCATTTACTGCTAATACCACACAAGGTGTAGTAAACTTCTACTATGGTCTTGCAGGTAAGATAGACTTGAGTAGCAGTTCAGGTGGATTTGCTAATGGATATATTCGAGGACAAGATTCTGGAGCATCCTCAAGAATCACAAGCATCAATAATAAAGTGATGGATGTTGTTGTTCCAAAGTTACCAACAATTACTCATTCTAATACTGGCATTAGTGTTTCAGTTAGATCCACCACCACTGCAGGAATTATTGGTTCTGGTTATAAAAATGTTACACTTGGAACAGACACAGCGTTTGAAAATGAAAAATCAATATTCTCATATTCAAACGAAACATCTTTAAGTGCCGTTGAAGGTTCAACTAAGAGTTTGGTAATCAAAGCAACATTAACGTCTAACAACGATTATGTTTCTCCTATCATAGATTTGAGTCGTGCTAATTTGCTTGCCATTGAGAATGAAATTAATAATGATGCAACTGATGAACAAAAGACAAAGGGTAATGCTAAGATGAGATATCTAAGCAACCCTGTTACTTTAGCAGACGGACAAGACGCTGAAGACCTAGTTGTCTATATGGATGCATACAAACCAGTTGGTAGTGATATTAAAGTTTATGCTAGATTATTAAATGCCGAAGATGGCGAAACTCTTGATGATAAAGATTTTACTCTTATGACTCAGGTAACTTCATCAAATACGTTCTCTATTGGACTTGATGGAACAGACATCAAAGAGTTTGAGTTTGGTTTCTCTGCGAATACTAATGGACAAAACTTCTTAGTGTCAGCAAATAATCACGCGAGACTAAATAGTGCTAACAGCAATGTTGTAGCATATCGTGGTACTGATGGTTCGATTTATCATACTTATAAAACGTTTGCTCTTAAGATTGTTATGACATCTACTGGAACAACTATTATTCCTAAAGTTGATAGCATTAGAGCAGTGGCATTACAAAAATGATGAATGCAAAACAACCAAGAATAGTACCTATTAAAGATAAAGATGGACTTGTTAGAGATAATAAGAGTGGTGCAGTACTTAGTACAGACTTGAACTCTTTGCAAAAATACAGAGCAAAGAGAGATAGAGATAGAAAAATGCAAGAGGAGTTTGAAAAAATGAAAGATGATATGTCTGAAATAAAATCCCTTCTTGCTCAACTTGTAAATAGAGACTAAACATGACTGTAAGCGTATCCAATACAAATCTTGTAGATTCCTTTAATACATGGCGTCTTAACACAAACTTACTTGCTACCACTGTTAGTAATAACGTTGTAACAGTATCAAGAGCGGGTGGGTCAAATCGTGGGGGTGCTGCAAAAGGTAATGGACATGTCAGCGGTACGTTTTCTGCGACTAGTCTAAGAACCAGTACTTTAAGAGCAGGCAACACCACCTCTAAACTATCATTACTCACCTTATCATCTAATGTATCTGTTAATGCAACGACAGTTCAAGTATATGCTAACACAACGTTCCATGGTAATGTTGTGTTTAACACTGTTGGTACTGATCGAGTTGACTTTGGTGACATTTCAAGATGGCGTTTGACTGGTGGTTCTAAAGGACAATATCCTAAGTTTATTGGAACAGATCAAATCGACTTTGTTAATTTAACACTTCGTCAAGTAAAAGATTTATCTTCCAACTCTGCACATCTTATTCTTTCTGCTGCAAATACAAGTTTTGCTGAAGAGACTAATTCTCCCCACTTAATATTTGCTGGGGGTAACAGTAACGGTGACAAAATTGATCTTTATTTAAATGGTGATGCTGCAACCGCAGGTGATAGTGATTTTACTGTTCAATTAGCAGATAATGTTGGTGATTCTACGATGAGAATTGCCAACAGAGCAAATACAACCCTTGTCACAATATCAAGTATCGGTGCTATTACAGGTAATACATTTGTAACAAACACGGGAGAAACATTAGCGACTTCTGGAGAAGCAATAGCATTGGCAATCGCACTGGGGTAAAAGATGGGAACTAAAGCAAACATAGTAGTTGATCAGGGAACAGACTTCAACACTACAATTACGGTGACGGATAATGACGGAACTGCTGTAAATCTTACTGGATACACTGGTGCTGGTCAGATAAGAAAGCATTATCTGTCAGAAAATCCAGTAGATTTTACCTTATCATTTAATAGTCCTAGATCTGGTGGGGAAGTAGTATTAGCATTAAATAAAGTTCAAACTGCAAACTTAGAAGCAGGAAGATACGTTTATGATGTAGAATTAACAAGTGCAGCAAACACTACTATTCGATTGGCAGAGGGAATTGTAACAGTAACACCACAAGTCACGAGGTAACACCATGACAATAGTCGCTAAATTAAGCAGTGGATCAGCATTAAGTGCAAAATTGACTAGTGGTTCAAATACTTTGACACTAAAGAACACTGGTGCTGGTGCTGGAACAAGAATAGATAACTTGGGTGATGTTGACGTATCTAACTCTGCAAATGGTTCAATACTGATATACAATAACAAAACAGACACCTATGTTCAAAGAGATGTATTGACTTTTGACAATGATGCAGGAGCATTTAAACTTGATGGTGGTGAGGATGGATTTTAATGGCAAACACTCTCATACAAGTACGAAGAAGTCAATCTACCAATGTTCCACCGAGTCTGGCAAATGGTGAGATAGCGTATTCGTTTTCTTCGAATAAACTATTCATTGGTCAAACTGATTCTTCTACTTCAGCAACTAGCGTAGAGTGGATTGGTGGTAAACTTGTTGTAGATAAGATTGCTAATCTAGAGTCTACTGTTGCGAATATTACCGACGGCAGTTTCACACATGCAGATCTATCGGTAACAAGTTCATTTACCATATCGAATGCCACAAACAATGCGGTATTGTTTGCGAAGGCAGGTGGTGTTATAGATTTTGTTAGTGGATCAAGTGGCAAAGTGTTACAAATAGCATCGAACAATACACCATCTTTTGGAGATTTAGATGGGGGGTCATTTTAAGGAGACAGAGTGAAGAATTATCTTAATGAAGTGAGCGATTATGCTTCTTTGATTGTTGATCTGAAAGAAACTATCAAGCAACAACAAAAAGTTATAAAAGATCTTCAGTCGCAAATAGAAATACAAAATGCCATGAAGATACCAGTTAGTGTTACACTACAAGTTGCGGAACTGACTAATAAAGTTGAGATGTACAAAAAATATTCACCATTAGCAGTAACTGAAAAGGTTGAGGGAAGGAATAAACCAACAAGAGTTGGACTGAGTAAAACATTAAAAAATACTAAATAGTGTATTAAATAATAAGAAAAAGATTTTATCAGGAGATAAACCATGGCATCAATTATTAAAATAAAAAGAAATTCTACGAGCGGTGCAGTTCCAAGTAGTCTGGACGTAGGTGAACTCGCCGTCAACTTATTTGATAGAAAAATTTATGTTGGTAACTCTGCTGGTGTAACTGCTATTGGTGGTGTTGATGGATTTGCTGCTGATATTCTAACAGAAATCAAAACCGTTGATGGTACTGGTTCTGGATTAGATGCTGACTTACTTGACGGTCAACACGGTTCCTACTATGCTGTTGCCGCAACAGAAAATTCAAGACTTGCTAATACTAATGCTTTCATTGCTACAAAGTTAGACTCAAGTTCATATACTGAGGCAGATGTAAGATTAAAGGCAGCTCTTGCTAATACCAATGCATTCATAGCAACTAAAACGACAGAAAGCACTGCTTTATCAAGACTTGCTAACACCAACTCTTACATTGCTAACGTAAAGACTATTGCTGTAAACCGTCTTGGTCAAACTGCAACAGTTGCTCTTACAGGTGATATAACTGCTAGTGCTACTGCGTTCAGTTCTAACACTGCATCGCTAGCAACGACAATCGCAGCAAACTCTGTTGATGGAAGCAAACTTGCTGATAACATTACGATTGCTGAAAATCTTACAGTTTCAGGTAATACTCATATTGATGGAAACTTAACTGTTGAGGGTGCAACAACTTACTTGTCAACTTCTACCGTCTACACTGACGATGGAATGATGAAGTTGAATGCAAATAACGCAGCGGATACAATTGACTCTGGTGTTTATAACTTGTATATTGAGTCAGCAACTAGCAAGTATGCTGGTTACTTCCGTGATGCTACTGATGGCGTGTTTAAGTTCTACGATGGACTTCAAACAGAACCAACTACAACAGTTAATACTAGTGGCGTTGGTTATGCATTAGCACAACTTGATGCAATAATTGATGGCGGTACATACTAAATAGTTTGAATCGGAGCGGATAAGTCCCCTACATAGGGGACGCTCCAGTTTATAATTGCCTTTATAGGCATTGAACAAAGGAAGTCATAGATATGGCGTCAGTCGTAAAGATCAAACGCTCTGCCGTTGCAGGCAAAGCACC